TAGATTGCGTCAATGTATTGTTGACGCTCAAATTACAAGACTTGAGGAATTGTTAGGCGAAGATTTATACGATAAGATTTGTAATGAATACGACGCTGAAACTTTAGAAGGTGATTACTTGCTTGTGCTGGTTGTGCTACTAACTTATCATTTTCTTCCCATTTCGCTTTCGGTCTGTCTTTTGGGTCAAGTGCTAAAATCATTTTTCGTGCCTCGTTTACGCTTAATGAATTATTTCCTTTTCTTAAGTAAATTTTACGCATCCAAAAATGTTTGCAATTCACTCCGCCTTTGTATAACCATATAGAATAAGTATCAGCTCCTTCTGGACCGAATCCTTTGTTTACTACTTTACTACCTGCCAACTCTACATCCTCTTTTCTGTAAACCTTATTAGCTGAAATCATTTTATTGCAGAATTCTCTTTGTCCTTCAGGATTACCACCATACGAATAACGTATTTTAAATAGGCTTGTATCTTGCTCACTCTTTACGTTTGGAAAAGAACTCGGAACTTTTGCTAATTGTAAATGCATTTCACTAATCGTAGGCTCTCCACTCATTTGAACCTCATCAATCAACTCCCATTCTTCATCGTTAATTTCTTCACCTAAATTAATTAACTCATCAGCTATTAAATCAGTACCTTCTTTTTTTTTACTTTTTTTTTCAGCTAAACAAACGTGTTTTTCTTTTGACATTGTTATTTCACTTGCCGAATTACCACTAAATAAAGCCTTCGCTACTGCAGGCTCGAATTGTAGCATTTGAATTAAAAAGGTAATAGCTTGGTCAACTGTTAAAACTCCATCTTTTACCGCTTGCATAATATCTAACGAACTCGCAATTTGTGCTCCGTTGTAACTTGCCTCTTTTTTAATTAAATCTTCACTCGCTACTGCTGTATCAGTTGGTACTCCTTCAACTTGAGCAACTTCTTCTTCTCTTAAACTCAAAAATTCCAATCCTGTTAATCCCTTTACAAACTCTATTGCGTCAATAATGTTTTCTTGAATAGGTTGTATAACGTTTAAATAAGTTTCGTTAAAAGCGGTTTCTATTTCGTCAGCATTTGAGCTGAATCCTGTACTTTTTGTAATCCCTAAAATAGCACCCGATACAACTTTATGCGATATACATATTTTATTTTGTGCCTCTTGCGTCAAAAATTCATATTGCTTATGTGCATCACTTACTTCTAAAGCTGATATTGTAGTTTCACTTTCTTTATTATCGTTAAAAGATAATAAGAATTTACCTGCATTTGTGCTACCTGTTAATTGGTTGCGTATTTGTCGGCTAAATTTGTTTAAATCTTCCTCGCTTTCAGGTTTGCCACCATTCACATTTATAACGTGTCCGAAAGACATACCATTTTTAATGTGGTTAACGTAGTAGTTTGCCAATTCACTCTCTACTTCGCAATATGGTAATGCTGAAATGTAAGAAGGATTACCAAAATAGAACTGCCCTACATTATTTGCTTTAATAACATATACTTGGTTTTCTGTTTTCTTACCAAATCCGAAAGTAGGTATTCTTTTAGGCGGGTATTTTTGTTGGTCATTCCAATCAAAGCAAAACCAATACGCTCTTATTTCGCCATCTTCGGCTTTATTTGGTAATAATTTGTTCTTTTCAATATGGTAAAGATTACCTTTTGGAGTTACTTCGAAAGACGCTTCTCCAAATAAAACCATATCAAAACAAATCTTTCTTAAATCTGTTTTAGATATAAAATTTTGGTCAATATTAAAACCTAATCCATAAATGTAACGTGCATAAGAATCTATAATAGCGGAGTTTGTCGGACTTCCGTAATAACTCGCTATAATATCTTTATACATTTGGTTATTTTCCCCGTTCATAACAAAGTCTTTGTTCGGACTTTCTTTTATTTCAGGTCTAATATATTCCTTTGCTAATTTTAATACTTCTATTTTCATACTGCTTTTGCTTTACTTCTGTAAATTAAATTATCTTGTCCCATTATTTCAAGTGTATAAGTGCCATTTAAGACAAAGTTATAATCGAATTGAATCAAACTATATCCATCTACTATTTCACACTCTAAATTGTTTATAACGCTTTTAGTATTTGTAAGTTCGTGCCATAAAGTAAGAGTTACAAAAGGCTCGTAAACCCTATGCAAAAATCTTAAATTATGTGTTTCGTTATCTGTAATAAAGTAGTCCATACTTTAATAACGTAATAGTTTAATTTTTTTACATAAAAAAAACCGCCCTAAAATTAATTAGAGCGGTTAAAAAAAATGGAAGATAAAATTAAACTACTGGAGTTTCTCCAATGTATGAATTTTGTACCGTTGCCAATAATGCTGTTTTAGCACTTGAACTTAAAAACGGAGCGAAGTCAGGCTCTTCTGCTGTAAACTCAAATGTAAATCCATTTAAATCCCCTTTTGCAAGTCCTGTAACTGCTGAACCATTAGTAGCTTTAGCCGAGTTTTTGTAACCCATTAATTTAACGTTTCCGTTATAGTCTTCAACGAAAACTACAATTCTGTTACGCATCATTAATGATAACTCTTCTTGCGTTTCAGCGTCTAATATTGGTAAATTACCAACTAAAACTTGCGAAATAAATTTCGTTCCGTTATCCCAATTGATGTTAGGCGTTTCTGTTAAACCTTGCGTATTACTTGAAAATTCGTATTTAAAGGTTTCGTCTAACGTTCCTAAAGATGCTACAACTTGAGCAGTCGCAGTTATTCCATAGTCAGCATATAAACCAATAAATATATTTTTAACACCAGCAACCGCACCTAAACACGCTACTTTTTTTCCTTTTGTAATAAAATCACAACTCATATATTTATATGTTTTAAAAAAGGCTCTACTTAAAGAGCCTTTATGTTAATATTAAGCTTCAGGAATTCTGTACCATACAATCTCTGGAGCATAAACGTAGATTACTCCAACGTTATAAACCATTGTACCACGTACTTTACCTGTTAACAATCCGATAGCATCTTCGTCAACTACTTGAATTGAATTATGGTCTTCTAAAGCACCCGTTACAAAACCTAAGTTACCAGTTTCAGCAATTACAATTGTAGCTTCAGGTAAACCACCTACTTCTACTAATCTATGTTTTCCGAAAACTAATTCAGTATTAGCGTTACCACCTAATCCGTTAGTAGTCCCTTTGTCGATAAGGTAAAAGTTATACGCTTGTGCAACATCAGGAGAAACCATAATGTTCAAAGTTCTTCTTCTAATTGCTAAAGGAATAGCAGCAACCGCTTTTTCTAATTCAGCGATAACATTTGTTTTGTCGATAGCTTCACCATCAACTGTTACGATATTAACATCAGCAGCAAATTGAGTTAAGAAACCATCATAACCATTCGTAGCGTCTACACCTTGCCAAATGTTGTCATCTGTATAAGATGCTTCGTTTGCTAATTTAGAAGCAATGATACCATCTAAAATTTCTTTAGGGAAAACATCGTTAGCAGCACTTGCTCCCATTTCGTCAGCAGTCCAAGTAGCTCTAAAAGTTTCTTTACATAAATCCCAATCATCTTTGAATTTTGTAGGAGTGATTGATTTTTCAGCTAAAGTAATTGAACCAGCTGGAGTGTGTCCACAAGTGTACTCTCTTCTACCATTTGTAGTTTCTAATTTTCTTAAAGAAAGTTTAGAGTTTACATTTGGGTAAATTGTTACTAAATTGTTTTTTAAAGTGTCAGCTTCTTTCCACGCTTTCAGGAATAAACCTCCTGCTACTTTACCATTGTAGTTTGAACCTACAGTTACTGTTGTTGGCATATTAATTTTGTTTTTGTAATTCTAATAAAAATTTCTCTTGCAAGTTTTTAGGTTCTGCAACCTCTGTATGAATTGGAGTAGCTTTAGTCAAAATAACTTCTGCTTCTTCTTTTTTCATTTCAGCTTTAAATCCTTCTAATTGTGCAGCTACAGCTTTAGCAATTTCGCCAACGTAAGCTTGCATAATTTCGTTTACTTTAGCCTCAACCGAGTCATCAGCCATTTCAACTTTTTCTTCTTCTTTTTTGTCTTCTGAAAGTTCTTCAACTTTTTCAGTAAGTTCAGCAACTTTACCTTCTGCAACTACGACCATCATTCCGTCGATTTCGTAAGTTCCATCAGCAAACGCCTCCGTCATAGCCTCATCAGCGAAAACCATTGTATCAACTGCTAACGTTTCCCCTTCAAAGAAAACCGCTTGCTCATCGATAGTCATAGATTTCCCTAACTTAACCTGTGTTTGATTAAGAGAGGCAAAGCCTTCTTTAATCGCTGTTAAAATAGTTTCTAAATTCATATCTGTTTTTAAATTTACATTCTCTTCTAATTCAAAAGCTCCGTCAATTGATACGCCTTTGATTTCTCCCGACTCTATTTTAGCCATAACCTCATCATCATCAACTCTAAAAATAGTAAACCACGTTCCGATTGGTTGATTAAAACCTTTCATTACACTTTTATCGTGTACATCATCTTCTTTAATCCAACTTTCAACAAAGGTTACACCCTCTAATTTTAGATTAATGTCGTGTTCTAAAGTACTTTCATTTTGAAAACCACGCTTTTGGAACTCTTGTTGTGCTAATTGTATGGTTTCTTTTGGGAAAACAATATTAAAAGCATTGCCATTATCGTCAATTCTTAATATTTTTTGGTCAGGAATAAGTACAGGAGTCATAAATAAACGTTTCTCTTTG